GTGCAAGATTGGATCGAACACATTCACTACCAGTATCCAACCACCCCGTGGATTGAATGCCTGTTCGATGCATCATACGAAGCATGGGATCAAGATTGGATTCATACACCTTCAGGGGAAATGGACCACTCGAGAGGTTGAGAGGTTTTTTCAGGAAGTAGTCAGTCGTTCGCCGCTTCTTCAGATTGGAAAATGTGATACGCATGAACAAGAATTTTTGATTATTTTGAAAACCCCAGATATCCTTCGATTCAACGACGGTGTACCCCGTGCAAGTGTCTTTGATGTGAGCGTATATTTCACGAGCATACTTGATATCAGGAAGCTTGATGTAAAAGTATGGTTCAAAGGTAGTAGTTACACACACAGACTTCCCATCCTCTGTCTTACCAAAGATACTAATCAAGTGATCCTCGTCTTCGTCACGTGCTTCCCATGTGAGTGCCTGAAATACAACCATCCTTCCTTATGTACACTTCGAGCCAAAATTTTAATATCGTTTACTAGTAAATGTCAGCCGCTTTGATTGACCTCGTGTCCAAGGGTGCCCAGGATGTCTACATCACTGGTCAACCCGAAGTCAGTTTTTTTCGTCAGAACTACAAGCGTCATACGAACTTCTCCATCAAGCCTGAGCGTATCGATTACATCGGTTCGTTCAGTTCGGGTGCCGAAGTGACCATCCCCATCAAGTCCAAGGGTGATCTTTTGAGCTACGTATGGATCGAAGCCCCTGGCATCGCCGCCACGGGTTCGAACACGACGGGTCTTTTCTCCAAGGATTCCAACCCAACTGAGTTCCTTCTCTATGTGGGTGGTCAGCAGGTCTGCCGCCTCGATTCCCTCTACGTCCAGGGTGTTCACAACGTACTCTACAACGAAACACAGGCTCGTGCGTCGACGGCTGTGTCTACAGCTGAGATTAAGGAGAATGCGAAGAATGCCGCGGGTACCGCTGATCACTTCGTGATTCCCTTCTTCTTCAGTCAGGACTGGACCAAGTCCCTTCCTCTTGTTGCCATGCAGTACCACGACGTTGAGATCCGCATCAAGTGCCGTGACGGTACCTTTTCGTCAACCCCTAAGGTGTATGCGATGTATGCCTACCTCGACACCGATGAGCGTAAGTTTTTCACGGACAACGAGCATGAGATTCTCATGACACAGACACAGTACCAGATGGTTGGTTCGACGGACACCGACATCGATCTCACGTATTTCAACCACCCTACGAGTGCTCTTCACCTCGTGTCGTCTAACGTGGGTGCGACGTGGGATACGGCGTATGCTTTCGACGATGCCACCTTGTACATCAACGGTACACCTCTCTCCGAGAACATGTCCAAGGATTACCACCATAACGTGGTTCCCAAGATGCATTGCCAGGCTCTTCCCGACGATCTCCTCGAGACTGCTCCCGTGTACACGTGGCCATTCTGCCTCAACGTCGGCAAGTCTCAGCCTTCCGGTTCCTTGAACTTCTCTCGCATCGATACGGCGAAGGTGACACTCAGGAATGTGTCCGGTGGTAACATGTACCAGCGTATGTACGCAGTCAACTATAACATTCTTCGTATCAAGAATGGTATGGCCGGTGTTGCGTTCGGTAATTAATTTACGAGTTTATATAAATAAGTATGTCCGCGAAAAACGCCCGCAATGAATTCAATAAACTGTCGGCAGGACCTACCCCTTATATGGACACAAAGGGGCGTCGCATTAGGTTGTCGGGAAGAGGTGCTCTTTACACAGAAAATTCAAAGGGGAATAGGACATACAACCCCACAGCGGCCTTTATAAAGCCAGTTTCGGGTCACGGTAATAGGGTGAACATCAACAACAAAAATGTTATGACTGTCCCCAAGAACATCCGCCCTTTCACATTTAACAATAACAACAATAACAGTTTAGTACATTGTCGTGCGTGTGGTAAGACATATGATGGGTTTGCACAATGTTGTTACGAAATGAACCACGTGCGTATCTCCAAGAAAAATTAGTTCCAATTGTCAATCAAAGTCTTGGTCTTTTCGTACATCCCCTTCCCATAGAAGGTCTTGTCCTTCTCCCCTTCCCACATTGTGAGTCGGTCCTCAAGGAATTCCTTGAACTTCTCCGAGTCACAATTAGATTTGTATCGAACCTTTTCACCCTTAAGTGCCTGCTCCATAGCAGCTAAACGACAATCCATTGAACGCTTAGCAAGCTGATCAGGAGTGATACGAGTGGACACATCAGCGGTTTTCTTGTTCATTTATACTATGGACGACTCTACGCTTTATACCATATAACAATACTGACTCATACCTTAAATACAGATTTCTGAAATTCGGGTGAACCATAATCACGGGGTACTAGACTAAACGACGTGATTATATATTTAGTTCCTTTTTTTAGTTCTTCCCCTTTGTGTACATAATTTATATTTGTGGGGAAAACTAATAACTTACCTTTTTCGGGTTTAACGCGTTTCCCTGATATAAAAACAGTCTCACCACCCGAATCTACGTCATTTAAATATAAAATATAGGCCAAAAATCTCTGATCAAAACCACAATAATCAGTGTGCCACTTAAAAAAATCACCTTTAGCATATTTTTGAATCTGTGGTATAGATTCAACGCAGCTAATTAAAAAAGACTCTATAATCCCAACTGGAGTATTATATGGGGTTGTAACGGAACTTTCTCTGTCTAGATTTTTGTGATTGCACATTTCGATATATCTAAACTTTCCCTCACCTAAAATACGGGCGATATCGTGAATTAATTTCTTTTGGTGAGGCATGTTAATATTGAGTTGTACATCAGTTGTTTGTTTTAGATTGTGACAAATACCGATTCCGGTTAAACCCGTATTCTTTTTACAGTCGTCACTTTCGAACCATTCTACGATTTCATCACAAAATTCATCGGAACAAACATTTTTAAACTCCATAATGTATTTATCAAACGTGTCTTCGGTCATTAGTTAAATAAAAAATGTAACATACCTTTATACATGTTACCCCTTCTCATAGCTGGTGCACTCACTGGCGCACTCGCGTATACGTTCATGGGGCAGAACCTCATTTCCGCCTCAGAAGCCAAGCGGCTCATCAAGGAGGGTAATATAAAGAAGGTCATCGATGTTCGTACAATCACAGAATATCGTGCAGGACACTATCCAAAGGCACTCCACATCCCCGTTAATAAGATTAACGAAAAGACCACGACGGAACTTCCCAGGAAGGGTTTACTCGTCTACTGCAACACTGGGCAGCGGGCCAGATTTGCAGCAGAGACATTGGAGGAACTCGGTTTCGAAAATGTCTATTACATCGCTGGACACTACTCGAGTTTACTTTAGTTTGACACCCAGAACCCTTCTCAACTTCTGAAGGATGGTAGGGTCTGGTATGGCTCGACCCGATTCGTAGGAACCAATGACACTCGCATTCACTCCGACCGCGATTGCTAAATCTTTTTGTGTTTTGAAACCTTTAGCAATACGTCCCTGTTGGATCATCTTGGCCATGGAAAGTGACACCTTCTTATGGGTGCCGATCTCCTCATCCTCCAGCTTCTGCTCTTTCGTACGTTCATAGTGCTTGGGTGGTGGGGGCTTGGCAGATTTTCCATGGATGACGACCGGAGTCCAGTCCTGGTGACTCATCTGTCTAGATAACACACCTTGTTTTTAAGATTCTTTCCAAGCGTTCTCTTTCTCTTTGCATAAATATTGTAATCTGGTCAATTTTACCCTCTAATGTCACCTGACCATGTTGCTTCATCATTGAAACGTTTCCGACACGTGTCAGATCAACCCATGACATTTTAGACTCGGGTGTCTTGCTATGATGTAAAGCTAATACAGCAGCATCTCGTTTGACGTCTCTAGGAAGTCCCTGTCCTTCATAACAGATGACAACATGTGACCCCGGGTAACCACTTGCATGCATCCACCAGTGTTGGGGATCACTCATGTTTGTGAGATGATCATTTTCTTTTGCATTCTGTCCAACTCTAACAACTATATTACCTGAGGCAGTATATTCCAACATCTCTTATATAAAAATTTAATCCTTATATTTATATATGGATCTCGTTCCTGTAAAACTCCTTAAAAATCAGGGTGTCAAAAAGAAGATTTTAAAAATGATGAAAGATAATCCGAGTATTGATAAGACGGATTATCTCGAAAGTCGTATAGAGACGAACACGGTTGCAAAAAAACTCATGGCTATCGAAAACGCTTCTGAACTTGCCAAACGTTTCTTATTCAAGGGTGACACATTCGATGCAATAGGAGAAGCCATTAAACTGGAATCACAGCAAAATTTCGATTTTTCCTGTAAACTGAATCATAGACGAACGAATGGTGTCGAATATATCCATCTCGAAAAGCACTACCCCGATACCGGCGAAGGTCACTTCGCACTCGCGAAAGTGAATCACAACAATAAAATCATAGAACTCTATGATTCAATGGGTAGTAAAAACCCTGAATTCAAGAAGGATTTACAGGAACGATTCCCGGAATATAAAAGGTTCTATAAGGGTCTACCCCTCCAACCTTCTGGTGGGATCGTATATAATACACCTACCGAATTTAACCAGAAAGCTAAGATTCGCTTCAAAACCAACGAAATGCTCATGAAGTCCTTTGAAATATCACAGTACGATGAATTATCTCAACACCATTTCTGTTACATAGAAGCGTTCGTCATGCTCATGCACAAAACACTCGGTACACCCATCGGACCTAAAGATCCACGTAACCGTCTTCCATTCCTTAAAAAGGTCATATGGGGTCTGGTTCATAAATTCACACCGATGTCTGAGCGAAAGGGGCCTGAATGGGAATATTTTGTCACAAACTTCAAATACTA